CAACAACAAATGTTTACCCGAGAAGATACCAGTATCCAGAGACGAGTAGCCGACCTTCAAAAAGCAGGCATGAGCCCGATTTTAGCAGCCGGCCAGGGCGCCGGCGCTGGCCCTGTAGTCGCTACGCGAGCTCCGGAACGATCTGTAACAGGTAAACAGATGCAAATGAACGCTGTAGGCAACGTAGCAGACGTAGGAAGAACAATTATGGACTATGCCTCAACCCTCGCTCAAATCAAAAAGACCGAAGCTGAAACCGACCTACTAAACCGCACCACACCAGGCAAAGTAGAAGCACAAAACATCGAGAACGCAAAAAACCTTGCAACGCTCGAACACAATATCCAGCTTGCAAAATACGAGACAGACATAGCTTTTATGAAAAAGCAAATCGCGTTCCTCGACGGAAAACTCAAAACAATCGACGTAGCCGAACGAGAGCAGCTTTTCGAATGGGTAGGAGGAAAAATCCACGATGCCGTAGCAGGTGGCGATTACATCGCCGAAACAAAAACCCCGAGCGAATACTTAAGCCCGTTACAACTCGAGTATTCACTCAAAAAATCAGCCTGGGAAATCTCAAAATCCCAGGCAACTCTTGCAGGAGCAGAAGCCAACCTATTCGGCGGCATAGGAAAAACCGCCGGAGGAGCGGCTACTAATGTCATTAGTAGTTTTGTCTCTCAACTCTTAAACCAATTACTTTGGAGGATAGCAAAATGAGAAGAAGAGGATTTCCAAAAACAAGAAGAAGGGACCGAAACCGCATGCGGGGAGGACGAAAATTCGTGGGACACAAGGGCTGGAAAAAGACCCGCCGTATGACCAAATACCCGATAACTTCCCGTGGAGGAACACGGCTGGGCTAACGCCCAGCCGTGGGCGCGGCGCGGAGATCCGCGCCGCGCTTTATTAAAACCATGAAATGCAAACACCCGCACGAAATCACAAAATACGGCCTTAAGGGCTCCACCGAAGGCGGTTTTTTAGTTCCCTGCTGTAAATGCAGAGCCTGCCGAATAGCTAGATCCCGCGAATGGTGGGTCAGACTTTATCACGAAAACTTCTACTGGGACGACTCCGTATTCGCTACGTTTACTTACAACAACGAGCATCTACCCGAAGACGGTTTCTTATCCAAGCTTGAAGTACAATCGCTTATCAGACGAATCCGCTACCAAAACGATGCTCCCTTTTCACATTACACCACTGGCGAATACGGAGACGAAGAACACCGACCACATTACCATTCGATTCTATTCGGGATCTCGATGGACGATCACGAAATAAAAACCTACTACAAAAAAGGACGACCGTATAACGTCGTCCAAAATGGCATCTTAAAAGATGCCTGGGACAAAGGAAATATTATCCTGGGAACCGTTACTCCCTATAGCCTGAGATACGTTACCGATTACATACAAAAAAAACTTTACGGAATCAAAGCATCAGAAAGCCCCTTTCCCCAACCGTTTTCCCTTATGACCAAATCTCTAGGTCTCAGGTGGGCTTTAGATAACCAGGAGCAAGTTAAAAAAAACCTTAATATCACCATAAACGGAACGTCCGTCGGACTTCCCAGATACTACGTTAAAAAACTTGAATTAAAAGAGGAGGTGAAAAACAAATCGATTATAAATCAAGTCATCAAAGACACGGAGGAATTAAAACATTACGGATTAGAAGGGCTATCGACCCACCACGCGAGTGTTCGTAATCAACATGACAAACACCTCGCCGCTAAACAAAAAACTTTTAACAAGGGGAATATATGAACTTATACGTTATTTATGACCGAGTAGCCGAAGAATCCGGACCGATCTACGAAGCAAAAAACGACGGTATAGCCTGGAGATTCATGAACAAACACTTAGAAAGACTAGAAGTCTTCAAAACAGACTATTTGCTTCTTCAAGTCGGAACCATCGACCACGAGCTCAATCACGTATACCCGGTTTACCCGGCACGTGAAATACATCCGACCATATCCATGGTCGATCAACAGGAGGAAATGATCACATGAACAAAACCTTTGCACGAGTAGCGGCCGCAAAAGTAGGCCGCTCAGCTTTTAACTTAAGCTGGGAGAAAAAAATGACCGGAAAAATGGGCAGAATCTTGCCAAATAAATGCGAAGACGTAGTACCGGGAGACATCTTCGACATGAGCACACAAGCAGTGCTCCGATTCATGCCCTTAGTCGCCCCAATCATGCATGAGATTTACCTGCACGAATATTGTTTTTTCGTGCCTTACAGACTCCTGATGAGCGAAGCTCTAGGAGACGACGGAGATTTTGAAGACATGATAAAAGGAGGCGACGACGGAGACACCGACATAGCCATACCTCAATGGCAAACAGTAGCCACCGGGGTAACTGGCCTATGGGACTCTTTCGGTTTCCCCATCGGAGTAGACTGCGAAGGATTCACTCCCTGCGACTTTCCCAAACGCGCTTATAATCTTATCTGGAACGAATTTTTCCGCGATGTTGATATCGACGACGAGCTGGACATTACAACATCAGAAGACGTGCTAAGCGCTAGATGGATGAAGGATTACTTTACGTCTTGCCGTCCCTGGCAACAGAGGGGAACAAGTCCCAGTTTACCTATAAGCGGAATCATCCCCGTCGATCCTAACGCCGCTCAAGCAGACCCAATCTTCAAAGACCCTACCGGAGACACAGCACGACTTCTTGGAGTATCAACAAACGTCGCAAACTTCGATAACGCCGTAGTCAACGGAACCATGTATTGGAGCGACCCCAACCTTCAAGTAGACCTTGGCAACGCCTTAACCTTCGACACAAACGATATCCGATTAGCCGTATCAATCCAAAGATGGATGGAGCGAAACGCAAGATCAGGAACTCGTTATACAGATTTCCTCAGAGCACACTTCGGAGTTAACCCTAGAGACGACCGGCTTCAACGACCGGAATTTATCGGCGGTTATAAAACCCCGATAATCATCAGCGAAGTACTCCAAACATCAAAAACCGACGGCACAGCTTACCAGGGCACTATGACAGGTCACGGAATAAGCGTTTCAAACACCAGAATAGGAAAATACCGAGTGCAAGAATACGGAATTATCCTAAGCGTCATATTTGTCATGCCTGTTACCGGATACTCCCAGAGAGTAGATAGGCAATGGATCAAGAACACATTATATGATTTCTACTTCCCGGAATTCGCAAACTTAAGCGAGCAACCCGTTTACCGCGGAGAAATCTACGCCAACAGCACACCCGCTGATAACACCACCGTGTTCGGATACCAAGGCAAGTACAATGAAATGAGAACCAGGAGAAACATCAGTTGCCGCCGCATGGCTTACAACCAGACTTTCGATCACTGGAACATGGACAGACAATGGACCGCATACCCAGAGCTCGACTCCGACTTTCTAAGTTCAACTACATCCGCCGGAGACGGCGGAATCAGATCAGAAATGTTCGCCGCGAGCTCCGAAGAACAGTTCGTTATCACCCTGGGCAACATAATCAAAGCAATACGACCGTTACCGATCGTATCAAATCCAGGATACCTGGATCACGTATAAGGAGCCTTACATGAGAATCAACGACAAAAACACAGATTTTACCCCTTCCATCAACAACACAAAGGTAGAACAGAACCACATAACGGCCGCAAAACAGATAAAGCTTTTCAGAGAAGCAGGAATCAGACTTGCCGAGTACCGCAAAGAGCAATACGACTTCGAAAACGAACAAGAAGCCGAAGCTAACCCGACATTCCACGATCCTACCCGCAATCCGGGTTTCGACCTAGCAGATGCAACTGAAACCCTGCGCTCAGTAGCCAACAAGATGCAATCAGCTATGGCCTTCGAAAAGCACAAAAAGAAGATTCAGGCTACCGCAAAGCCTGAGCCTGAACCAAAAAAGGATTGAAAACTATCAAGTATTTCAACCAACTGGCTGTATTGGCATCAAGTGATACAATACAGCCAGAACCAAGGAGTAAACCATGTTTGATTTAGGAGGCTTACTAACCGGAGGCGCAAACATCGGCGCAGCGATCGGACAATGGGTCCTGGGAAAACAAGCAAACGACATCGACGCTGCAAACCTTCAGTTTCAAAAAGACAAACTGAAATACGACCAAGACTTACAACAACAAATGTTTACCCGAGAAGATACCAGTATCCAGAGACGAGTAGCCGACCTTCAAAAAGCAGGCATGAGCCCGATTTTAGCAGCCGGCCAGGGCGCCGGCGCTGGCCCTGTAGTCG